CGCCTAGTACCCAACTTGTTGTACGATCTCTATTACGGAACATATCTTCGCTTTCGTCAACTTTGTTTAAGTCTAAGTTAGCGTGTCCTGCTGAATACAAGCAATGATCGTAATAGAACATTCCTTTTTCCGGTTCGAGATAATTTAAACCTTCAATACCGTTAGTAAACGATTTAGGAATACGTGCAGGATCAACATAGTTGCTATAACGTTGCTTGCCTATAAACGTAGAATAAAATCCCGACGTTGCTGGCAAGAAATAAGCGTAATCGCTTTGTGTAGCTGTCAGGTTCTTATTCATTACTTGCTTTGTGCTGGAAGAATGTAGTTGTATTCTGCAATACCGCTATCAACTGTAATTTGCATAGCACCAACATCTGCAATACGTACAGTCTTGTCACCTGCTAAGTTAAGAATACTCATAACTTGAATAACTGGCCACGACCAAGTTTGTTTCAATTTACCATCTATACCTGCTTCAAATACAAACTCACCTGCGTGTGTACTTGCATCACCGAAGCTGAATACCAAATTGCCGTTGTCTGATTTAACTTGGAATACAGTTTCTTCAGAATGTGCATTTGCTTGGAACTTGAGCTTTTGAATACTTGCAACTTGCGGCTCAAATTCGATATCCCATTTAGCACCTTTGAATTTAACTGACTTTAACTTTTCGTTAATAATTTCAGTATTCATAAAGCGGTAATCATTTTGAAAGTCGCCGCCTGCATTTTGGAAATGCAATCCTGTTGGAATCTCTTCACCATTACGTTGTGCAGTAACTACACTGATCTTAGCGTTGTCTTTGTACTCTGGACATTTTAAGTGAATGTCTAGTTTGTTTAAATTGGGCATACCAAAGGTACCTTCAAACTCGTTAACCGGTAATTTAGTTTTTGCGTTAACAATAACTGAACGGTCTTCAGCCATTGCTTCAATCTCTGTTGATTGAGTAGTTGCGCTAATCTTAACTAGCGGAATAAATCCTAGTGCGTGTGTATGTGCTACTAGATCTTGTAAAATATCTTTCATATGATTCTCCATGTTTATCTATTATATTTAGGTTTGTGGTAAAAGTCAAGAGGTTTTTCTTACTTTTTTGTTATATTCTATTGCCGTTTTAACAAGTGTAGCCGATTCCCCAATTTGGTCTGCCCAATACGTAAATGCATCTGTATCTTTAGGGAAACAATGCCCTCCCCATCCTCGCATTCCATCTGGTCCAGGCACCATAGTGTGATCACTACCTATCCGTTGATCCTGACTAATCAGGTGTCTAACAGCATCAAAATTTAAATCTTCCTTTTGGCAGATATCATATATCTGATTAAAGAAGCTGGTCTTCAGTGCTAAAAAACTATTCACAGAATATTTTATTAACATTGATTCTTTAGCGGTACAATTGAACGCTATTTTACAATTTGGCAGTGTGCCTAAAAATAGTTCCTGCCAAAAACATTCAGGATCTTCCCCACCGAGGATAACGTATTTTTGATTTAAAAAATCAATATTGGCACTACGAGCACGTAAAAATTCTGGACTATACACTATACTATGGTCAGTAAACATTTCTGTTATAACATCTACTACGCCCGGACTCACTGTGCTTTTTATTAGAATTGGCATAAACACAGGTACTTGATCCAGTACATTAATAATATTTGATGGGTCACAAAACCCGCCATCTGTATTAGGTGTAGATACGCAAACAATAATACCATCTGCATCGTGATGATCTTTAATTGTATTTTCACTGCACACTGGATCCACTATTACTATTTCATGTTTTGTTTTAATAGCATTAGTGACCGCCTTGCCAACAAATCCGTAACCTGCAATAATTATTTTCATATTAAAACTCGAATAAACTGTTAAAGGTATTTTTTTCTTCAGTGCTAGTAACATCCCAATGAAGAACTCCGATCAAGTTGGACAACTTATTATCTATAATAGTCTGTTCCATTTCTGCATGATCAAATGGCAAATCTTTAAACCATTGCGGCAACCTCAGCTCGTCAACTGGATACGCAACAGATGTAAAGCCAATAGGATTTTGTTTAAGTTTACATACAATAACCTTAGCCCCATCAGTAATACCCATTGAGTATTTGTCTCCCATCATTCTTTTTAACGTATTCCAATTAATACTGGCACGAACGTGTCCTGGCATGTTTGCTTTTCCAGCTTTGCGTTCTTTTTCTTGATACTCAGTAATCTTGTTAGCACGTTTTGGACTGCCTTTTTCCCAACCAGGTCTGCTTTTGAATTTTAATCTAAATTCACTAATCTGATTAAGTACATCTTCTTCAGTAGCGCCAGTTAAGACCTTCTCAAGAACATCACTTAAAAAGTTTTGAATAAATTCTGGAGTATCACTACGCTTTAGGTCAAGGCCCATAGCTTTGATCTTGCCTGGCTTGCCATCTACATCTGTACGTTTTCCTTCTTTATCATAGTAAAGGACTGCATAACGTTTCTTAGTAATAAACAGGCCTTTGCTGGCAACAATTTCTCGCCCTGCCTTAATAACTTCACCACGTGCTTTCGGGCAATGGAACGCATCTAACATAAACTGTGGGAATGTTGAGTTAACTTCTTCACCGATTTGGTCGTATAGTTGAACTACACTTTCTTTGGTCCATGGCAATTGCCCTGCATTAATTTCATTTTCTAATGTCTTATATGCACTAAAGTAACACGAATCAGTATCACCGTAGATAATAGCTTTGCCTATATGATTAAATTCGCCTGTTACAATTTCGTTTACCTTACTAGCCATATGTTTGGCAATAGCACGTCCGGTTAATGTTGTTGATTGGCCAATTCTGTTATCAAAGAATCTGCATCCTGGATTCAAAATAGCACCGTACAAACTATTCAAGTTAATCTTCTTAACTAGTTGTCGCTTGTCCCAGTATTCTTCTTCTACTTTGTTTCCTGCCGCAATACATTCTTTTAGTTTGGCCTGCATCTCTTTACGTTCAGCATACCAACGTTTTAACAAACCAGGAATAATACCTTCTTTCTCGTAGGTAAAGATAGTTCCATTGGCACTTAATACCCAAGGTTGATGACTGTCGAAAATTAATTTATATACTTCGGCTGCACTTAGATTGTCACTAGAACCATCTTGCCAATCAATGGCAATCTCTGTTCCAATTTCTTCATTCATGACCGCAGTGTACTCTAATGAGCCAAACATACCTTCCCACGCAGCCGCAAACGATTTGCCTTTGGCAAGGTGCGCCTGAATGTATTCATCTGTCATAGTTGGGCGTAACTGGCCAATAATAGTTTCCGGTCCCATGTTAAGCGCACGAATGGCACTTGGGTACAGACTGTTAATGTCTAGTGATCCAATCCAATCGTGAATGCCTTCTTTAGGATAGGCAACATACGCACCAGCCGCTTGACTGTCTTCTCGTTCGTCCATTTTAGTTCTGTTAGGAACTTGGAAACCTCTGCGGTGTGCTTCGTTAATGATAGCCTGTTCGGTTACAGCCACAGCACCCATTGTAGTCTGTAGTAACACAGTACATTCATGTGCTAGTGTGTTGGCAAGGTCAATGAACTTTAGTTTCTTATCTAGTTTGTCTAGCAGTGCTGTATCTTGTCTGTTATATTCAATAAACTTCTTAAAGTCATGATTATAAAGTTGATCTAACGACCCCTCATACGGAGTCTTGCGCTCATCAAGTTCGTATTCTGCAATAGCATCCAATCGATAACTGTGACGTTCTTCATATGTGTACTTGCGATACAATTCAAGACTATCTAAGTGTACCCGCCCTAATAAGTCAAAGGTTACAGAATCTCGTCCAAACTTTTCGTATTCTCGTCTTTTTGGGAATTGGTTAAACAAACACAGTCTACGTGTATCTTCTTTACTCAGTGCTTTGGTAATACGATTGACAGTATAGGGCATATCAAAGCCTTCACTGTTCCAACCGCTTAGTATGTCAGCATCTTGAATTAAATCCAAGAACATGTCTAACATCTCTGATTCTTTTGCAAATAGATATGTATTAGGAAATTCAGCAACGGCTTCTTTGGCCTGTTCCATTGTCATAGTCTTAGGAGGCACAGCTAAACATACAAGGGTATCTAACCATTGTAGGTGGACAGCGATGGCAGTAATTGGCATAAACGCATCATCTGGTGATGCATAGCCACGTTCTGGATCAAAGTCCACCTCAATATCCCAAAACGCCACGTTTAGTTTTGGAGCATCTTGATTTAGATAGTGTTCACTTAAACATACAAAGATAGGATTGATATCAGCTTCAAATAATTGCTTACCTGAATTGATTGCTTGTTCTTTGCGTAGTTCTTTAGTGTTCTTACAGACAATCCTGCTAAGTGGATCTCCGTAAATTGATTGATGTTTGCCCTTAGGGTCTTTATAGTAGAAAGTGTGTTTAACAGGATAGTCTTTGTACTCCCGCTCACCTTTCTTATTTCGTTCAACAATCTTGATGACATCTTCATCACGGTTGAACCATGCGTCTACATAACTCAAATTTTTCTCCTATGCAATTTTAGGCTTGCAAATACCAATGTGATCATTTGTGGCTGATCAAACCTTACTCATATATTATTTATTAGTCTAACATAGCCGATACAATCAATAGTGACTAACAATAGATAGTTAGCTACCATGCCTGTACTTTTGCGAGTCCATGCCGCCCATCCAAATATTGCACATTGAAGTATAAAGATTGGATAGAGCCAAATAAACAACGGATCAGTAGCACCTGCCGCGAGTACTAGCGAACACCCGAGACTCATAAACCATGCAGTAATTTCTAAAACAAATCGAGTTGGCCACTCATTAAAATCTGTTTTAGCCCATTTAAAAACGTTTGACAAAAAATAAGTCATTAGATCCGCTTAGTAATATCTAAGATTGCTTCAATTTCTGCCCAGTCTGCATTGTGATCAGACCAATTACCTTTATGCGCAATTTTAATTGCACGATTAATAATACTTGGTTTTAGTTGTAATTCTTCTGCTACTGCTTTAACAGTTTCTTTTAGACCTTCTGATAGATCTTCAATTTCTCGAAGTACTGTACTGCCTTCTGCAATAAGTCTTTCAAGTTTGGCTTTTTCTTCTGCTCCGTAGGAACGACCTGACATAGTAATCTCCTTGATAGATGTAGTATACACTAGTTATACTGCATAGTCAATAGCTAAATCAAAAAAAATGGCAGACTTAGTCTGCCATTTTAGGAGTGGATAAAATTACTTTCCAGTAGCTTTAAGTGCGTCTAGTTGAGTCTGTGCCGCTTTAACATCGTCAGCCATCTCTGGATCATTGGCATACTTTTTAATAAGTGTTTCTAACTCTGCCATTTCGTTAGCATACCATTTTGTAAGATTGGTCTTGCTACCCCCGAATCCATCTGCTGGAATTGGCTTCATAGGGCCTCCGCCTTGATCAGCTGCCCCACCTGGAATTTTCAAAGTCTTACCTGCATAAATCAAATTTGGATCTTTAATGTACGGATTGGCTTTCATAATGTCTTGGATGCTTACTCCAAACTTTTTACTGATCTTTGTAAGATTGTCACCCTTAACGATAGTGTAATCACTACCAGCACCTGCGGCTTTACCTGACTGTGCTGGCGCATCTGCTGGCGCCGCAGTTGTTGGTCCTGTAGCCGCAGTAGGTTTTACTGGATCACGGGCCGGAGTAGTAGGTTTTACGTCGGTTCTATCTCCACGATATGCTCCGTTTGGATCACGAGTTGGTTTTTCTCCGTTAAGAGCAGTAACACCTGCAGTCCCTGCACCTACAGCACCAGTACCGATGGCAACTTTTTGCCCCATACTCATTCCCGATTTGTTAGGAATTACTCTAGCATCAACATCAATAACATCGTCGGCAGCACCGGGACGTTTTGCAGGTAAATTAGGGCGTGTAGCAATAGCGTTACGACCTGCGCCTGCTGGAACAGGCAAAGGTGCTTCTAATAACAGAAGTTTATTTCTAATAGCACTCATGCTTTCACTTAATGATTTTGGTTGAGTTGATTCTTCCATGTCAGTATCACTAACTGGAGGCTTCTTAGTAAGAGCTACAAGCTCTTTCATTCTAGCACGATCTTTTTCTTTGTCACCTGCACCGCCCGAACCACCTGCAGAGGAACCTTTTGCTAATTCGTCTAATGCGGCTTGTGCATCTTGTAACGCGGCAATAACTTCTGGATCATCAATATCTGCAAGTTCAGCCATGATCTTTCTAATTAATGCTACTTCTTTTTGGTATTGACCAACGTTGATAGTTATACCGTTGCCTATGTCTTGTTGGACAACAGGTCCAGTGCCTAAGGTTACCTTTTCACTTAGATCGTATCCAAATTCTTCTTTTAATATATTTGATAGTGAACTATGTATTGATTCTTTAACTCCTGGAGCATCCCAACCTGCTCCACCGTATGGACTAAAAGTTGGAGGCGCTTTCATTACAGACTTACCTGATTGCGCAGGAGCACCGGGGGTTGCTCCACCTGCTGCCGCACCCGCTGCCGCACCTTTTGATCTAATTCTAGCCACTAGATTCTTAAGCTGACCCAGGCGTCTCTTTATAAATTCATTGCTAGTGTTAGTTGCGCCAGTTCTAGCAGAGTCAGTTTTACTAGCTTGAAATTCTCTTTCAGCATCACCTCTAGTCAGCATGTTTGCTAATCCACTTGGACCTTGTGCATTGCTCGGAATCAACCCTAGCTTTTGTAATGCTAGTGTGTCATCTCTGTTAGGAGGTGCTGTTCTTGGACTATTTGGCTTAGAATGAAACTCTGCATCACCTTGCGCAACAACAAATTCACCTTTGCTGTTCATCAGTCCAGGCAAACCACTTTTTGCAGCCAACGCCGCTAATGCATCGTTACCGGCAGTTACTGGATCAAGAGTAGTAAATCCACCCCATCCACCTGATTTTTTCTTTGCCGCTGCCGCATCCATTGCCTGCTTTTCAGCTGCCTGCACATCTTGCAAACTCAACGCTTCGTTGATTTGTCGTAGTCTAGCAATAATATTTTTTATGTCCATGATTTATCCTTTGCTAGTTGCTCTAAGCATCCAAGCATGTTTTTTATGTGAGTCTAAACGACCAGCTATAAAATCAGCTAGTCCTTGTTCGTTAGTTGAATCTGCAAGACCAAATACTTGATTAAGTAGTTCAATCAATTTAGCGTTGTCTTGCATAAGTTCGTTAACCATTTCTTCGGCACTAACTACACCGGGGGGTTCGTCAATAACACTAAGTTCCTGAAATCTGCCAATGCTCATTGGTGTATAAGATCCTAGTGCGCGAATTTCTTCACCAAACTGATCAATGCTGCCGTATACTTCTTCGTATATAGCACCAAATAAATCATGGAACTGTTTGAAGAATATACCTTCAACATTAAAATGAAAGTAATGTGCTTTCATGTAAAACACAAAGGTGCTAGCCATAGCTACTTTCATTGACTGCTTTAAATCTTCCATGTTACTCGTCGCCTTCGTTCACTGGTGTTGTTCTAGGCGTAACACTTTCTTTTTTAATTTTTTTGCAGTCGTTTACACGTTTACCTGCATTCTTACCAGTACCTGGTTGTGTTCCTACTTTACGATGACCAGGCCAGCAATGCTGTGGGCCCGCTACACCTTCTTTGAACGCTGGGTTTGTAGGACCTGGAGTTTGTGGGCTCCATCTTTTACCTTTGTGTGGTCCAGATGTTACAATAGGATACTGTCCATCTTTACCTTTAGGCGGAGGAGCAGTTGCTCCATCGGGTGGCGATAAGTTTTCATCTACAGGAACTGCCTGTTTCTTGTGTTTGACATCGCCTTGCTTGGCAGCTCGCTTTTTATCTTCGTGTGCGCCAGCGCCAGATTTTGGTGAATTTTTAGCAACAAAGTTACGTACTGCTGGCTTCGGTGCAGGAGTACTTTTTACTTCGGACAAGTGTTCAGACAACTTTAGTCTTAAGTTGTCTTCTTGATTAATGTCTTCTTCTTCAACTAGCTTTAGATAAGTTTTAAACAGACTAGGAGTTTCGTTTAGATCAACTGGCTTTGGTTTAGGTGTATTCATATACACTATATTTTCTGCCTGTGACAATCTATTAGTCTTAGGATTCTTACCTTCGGTAACCACCTGAAGAAGTTTTTTCATGTCGTCGGACCCTTCTGCAGCCTTTTTAGAAGAGCTGTCTAAGGTCTGTAGAAGTTTCTTCATGTCCATATAATTATCCGTTTAAGCGAGTCATTAATTGCTTCATACGAAACAAATCTGCAGATTCTTTTACTGTTTCTTTATTACGACTTGGCATTGCTGGATTAGCTGTGCCAGGTTTAGTAGCGGCAGCACCTGCTGCCTTCTTTGGATCATTACGGCTTGGGAAAGGACTTTTAGCTTTCTTTGCAGGGGCAACGCTTCCGCCGTCTACGTCTTGTGGGGGAGGAACACCTTTGTCGGGACTGCTTACCCATACACCGCCTTGAATAGAACCTTCCATTTTGGCTTTTGCTTTAGCAACAGCTTTTTTAACTGGAGAATCTTTTTTAGCAAAAGGATTTACACCTTTCTTTGGAGCGGCGCCTTTACCTTTTCCTAGGTCTTTAGCACCTTTACCGTCTTGAGCGTAATCTGGAATCTTATCTTTGTTAGCATCTGGCTTGGCAGCTTCAGACATGCCGCCACATTCTTTCAAACCATGCACTGGGCATTTTTTGCCTTTGGCAGTATGGTTACATTTTTCATCGGCAGCTTCTTTAACATTTTTAGCTACTGCTTTACTTACAGCGGCACGTTTTGTTTTGATATACTTGTCAGACTTGGTATTCTTTTGACCGTCATTGTCTACATCGTCATCTTCTTTACCTACTGGATCGAGAGCTTCGTCAACTTTCTTACCATCTTTAACACGAGTTACGGAACCCTTACCAAAGCGTTTCTCCCAGTTCTTGCCTTCTTTCTCTTCAGCCTTGTCAGCAGCCTGATCGCCCTTCTTCTCTGCGGCAGATTTGCTCTTGGCCTGTGACTTAGGTTCAGTGTGTGGCTCATCACTAAATCTATTTGGATTTTGTGAGTGCTTGGTAACGCCTTTCTTACTACGGTCAATCTCGCCACCAGTTGAAGACTTTTCTTCCTTAACGTCTTTCTTAGACATTTTTTCAGCTTGCTTTTGCTTTAACTGTTTAATCTTGT